TTTCTTTAAATCATTAACCCTAGCTTCTTGTTTGTCAGATTTAATCTGTGCAATTTCGGCTTCTACCCTATGAGATGCTAAGCCAGAACTTTCGGCTAGAAGTTTCTTAACACTAGCCAATTCTTGTAGAACATCTCCATAACGGCCATCTACTAAGATTTCAATATTACTTAATTGTTTATTCTGACCCAAAGTTTTCTGTTCTACATTTTTAATAATAGCTTGATTTTTTCTAGCTACAATAATATTAACAATTAGACCTCCTATGATTGTAGCCATGACTCCAACCGCAGCTAAAACAGTAACTATATCATTTGCAGTAAAAGTCATCTCTGCTCCTATGTCCAAACTATTCTTAAGCCACTAATGACCCCACCAGCCGTTAGCACGAAATTAACAGGTGCAGCCTCAAATGCGATACTAGTTGGGTCTGTCTTACTAAGAGTAACACCAGTATCACCAGTAACACCCTTAAGAATTAGAGATTGAGTATTTCCGGCAGGAGGGATAATAGTAGCTCCTTTAACAGTAAATCCAGTTGCTAGTGGAACTACGATAGTATTAGCTCCAATAGCTAGTTCATGAACTGTTATAGCTCCAGGTGATAGAGCATTCTGAGCAGCCGCAAATATCTTATCACCGATTACGTCACCAGTGAAATTAATAGTAATTGTGCGAGCTGCATTAACGGCCATTGTTCATCTTCCCTACTAGAAATTTGCGCGTTCCACGTATGCGCGCCCCACGCCTTATGTTAGACTGGAGAACCAGGAGTGTGCTGTGAGGCAACACTCTTGAGCTTCTCATTCAATGCAACAATCTGTGCTTTCACTTCGTCAGCTTCAGCAGGTGACAACCCACCAGCAGCCAACTTGCTCAGCAAGTCTGTTACATCAGCAGCGATTTCGTTGGTAACTTCGTTTGCCGCTACCAACTCCGCTTTGAGTTCATCTACCTTTGCCATCATCACTCCCTGTTGCTCGAGGATTTTATCTAGCTTACGAAAAACTGTTTCATAAATATTAGGAATGTGAATATGTATTTCCATTTCGTTTTATGATGCTACTAGAACCAACTTACCAACGGTATATTTACCAGTAATTGGGTTGTAGAAAGCCAAGACTGGCACACCAGCAACAACTGCTGATAGAGCCTTGTCAATATTACCAGCGGCAGTCGTAGTCCATGTTGCAGCCGCAGCAGGAATAAGTACTAGCATGTGAGCACCTGTTACAGGTGGAGTTATATTAACAACAGCAGCAGCACCACTCACAATCGTAATAAACGTCTGTGGTGCGATGGTAGCTGCTGATGCAATAGTTAGAGGCTTCTGTTGTAAAGCACTTTGTACTGTTGACAAGTCCTGAAACTGCACATCAGACATTTAGATCACTCCTTGCGGAATCCACTTACCAGCGATATTGCTGAATGCGTAGGCATACAGCCTGTTAGTAGCGAGAGTCTGTGTAACAGCCACGTTACCAGCAGCACTGATAATCACACCCGCATCAGGCGTATAGATAAATACTAGCAAACCATCACGTCCCATGTTAACTGGGCTAAACATATTATCTACGTTGGTAGTGCCAGTGAGACGGATTAGGTCTCCCTTGAGAAGGATAGTAGCAGCAGAAGCTACTATCTCTTCTTTCATCCTACTTGAGCCGTATCCTGGAATCATTCCTCCACCTCCTAGATTCCTTAGCTAATTGTTAGTGTGTAATTAGCACCTGAAACGGTGCATGTAATAGTTGTGGCTGCTGAAATGTCAATTTGTCTCCTATCAGCACCAGAACCGTTATTAAACATAATATCAAGAACTTCATTAGGAGTATCAATTGAAAAGAATGTTACATTGTTGAAGACCTGAGCTGTTATAGCAGAACCAGGTCCAACTTTACCAGTGACTGTTGCTATACTTGCCATTAGCTAATTACTAATGTCCACACATTACCAGCTTTAGTAGCAGTAACTGTGGTAGCTGCAGCTACGGCAATTGGTGGAACAGTAGTACCGTCCGCCAAGAACAACGTAACCATGTTCTTATCTGTATCGATTAGAAACGAAAGGACATTGTTAAATACGATTGCTGTAACAGCTTTACCTGGTCCAGCAGTTCCGGTGATTGTAACAGTAGCAGCCATCTTAGTAACCTGATGGAACTGCTAGTATATCAATAAACGAACAACCAGCAGGATTATTGACGAACGTCTGCATCCCTACGACCATGTAGAAGATTTCAGCCGTTGCCACACCACCGCTAGCTCCACGGATTTCAAAGATATTACGTCCATCAGTAGTGTAGAATCCGATTGGGAGAATCTCTCCACGACCCCAGACTGAATCAGTCACGAAGTCAATTCGAGTCTTATCCCAGTTGTATGACTTTTTAACTGAAGCACCAGCCAGTGACATATTGTCATTGAAATACATGTTAAGAGACTCTTCTTTTGGACTCTTATTAATAACAGAAACAAGCTGGCCGATTTCTTCATAAGCCTGAACCTGTGCAGGATGCATCCATGCTACAGGACTGAAATCGTTATCAAGACCGACACGATTGCCAATCTTATTGATAGCCAGCCTTGGCAATGGCAGAGTTAGCGCAGCCGAAGCAGCATTCACTCTGTTTGCACGAATTTCCGGCGTGGTAGCACGCGAGAATCCGAGCCATGTGCCAGTGCTAGCATTTGAATGATGATATGGAATACCATACAACGCTGGAAGCGAAGATGGTGTTGAAATACCATTGGTAACGATTCTATCAGTAGCAATTACGCCTGCAATCTGAGGCGTGATATTGATAACCTTGTTCTCCACGTCCCAGAAGGTGATAACTCCTGAGCCACGGAGAGTAGCAAGAGTAGTATCAAAGACTTGAACAGTCTGTCCAAATCTCATTAGCCTTGCACCAAAGCCATCAGTAGTCATAACAATAACATTTGAGCCACCAGCTGGTGTGTCAGATGTGACAGTACCGATAGCACCAGTACCATCCTGCATCAACTGAGCATCCAACTGACGACGCATTTCATCCAATGCTGTAGCAGTAAGACGACGAACACCATTGACGATAGACTTCCTATCATCATCGGTTGCCCACTGTGCCAGCTTGGTATATTCGATGTTCTGGCTTGTGAATACGCAAGTCAAAACAGCCTTATCAAAAGTGGGACCACCACCACGACCAAGGTCTCCACCATCAGGATTGAAATACTGAAATGAACCTCCAGGCCGTAGCTCAAGAGGAACACGCATCTGGCGGTTGCTGATTTTCTCAACATCCCGCTTCTTGATATTTGAGAAGAATTTATCATCCCTCTCAAATAGCGTGCGAATCTTTGGAATCACACGTTCTAGCTCAAGTGCTGTGACTTGAGCTTCAACCATTGCCATATTAAAGCCTCGCTACTCGTCAGAATTTAGATATTCCAGGGTAGTCATACCCTTTGGAATTGATTTACTTCCGTTCTGACTGCCGGGCTTTCCACTAGCGAGGGTTGTGGATGACCTTGTTTTGCCGACAGGTAACGGTCCTTTTCTATCTCTTTCACGAGTATCATCGCTTGCTTTTCTATTAGAACCTTTCATTGCTTCATTACGTTCTTTCTTAATAAGGAGTGGCAAAAGAGTCTTGGCCTTGGACAGGTAGGCTTGTTTTATCTTGTCCATTGACTCTTTGTTGAAGTCATTCTCATAAGCTCTTTCCCAGAGCTTGTCATAAATAGCTACGAATCTAGTGTCTCGTGCAACCAGATTTTCCAGTCCTCTAAGGACTTTATCAGTGGCTATTTCCTTAACATATCCACTCATGGAGTCGTTAGGGTCAATAGCCTTATCTACGCTATTCTTTAGAATAGTATCAACTCTACTACCAAGGTCTTCTCTGGCAGTATTGAATTGCTTCTCAACGAATTCTTTCTCACGGCGAGTAATGTCAGTTTCTTTTTCTTTGGTTTTCTCATCCTGAACCTCGTCCTGTGAGAGGTTTGTAGGATGAGTGAATTTGGTAGTCCCAAAAATGTAGTTGTTCAAAACAGCGGCAGCCTCTGAAAGCTCCTCACTATTCTGTTCTTTTGCATCTCTAACCATCGAGATGATAGTATGCTTAACAAGATTGCCAATAGTATGATAGTAAGCATGTTGGTCAACCTTAAATAGGTTTTGCATATAGTTATCAACAAGTTTAGCAAATGCTTCCTTGTCAGATTCCTTAACAGCGGCAAGGAGTGACTCAGTTGAGCCAGCCATAATCTCTTCATCATACTTATCAAGCATCTCAGCCTTCTCTACGGCAAGGCGAGCATCTTGAATTGTAGGTAGTATTTCAGAATAAGCCTTTTCTCTATACATAGACTTTTCAAGCTGAGGAAACTTCTTAAATAGGTCAGGATAAGCTGTAAGGATTTCCTTCCTGCTAGGAAACTCACCAAGTTCCAGCTTATCCTCATCTATCTCTTTCTCTCCTAGCTCAAGCTCTAGCTCTTCTTCGAGAGTGAGTTCTTTCTCTTCGCCTTCAGGAGTTTCCTTCTCTTCTTCTTTTCCCTCTTTCTTACCTCCTTTATCAGATTTGTCCAGTTCAAGAGTTTCTGGTTCTTTACCATCATCTTCACCCAGCAATTCGATGACAGTCTCTTTATCGAGAGCCTTATCTTCAATTGCTCCACCAGCAGCATTAGGTGTATCAGGATGAAATAGCGGTAATTGAACTTTACTAAGATTCAGTAGTGACATTTGCGTTCTCCGTTAAAGGCTGGTTAGAACCTTCTGGTTTCTCTGCTTGCTGGCCTGGACCAGCTTGTCCCATCATCTGCATTTGCATTTCTTCCATCATCTTCTGCTTGATGGCTTCGAGATGGGCTTTCATATGTAATAGTACATTCTGATATCCAGCCGGATTCTCAGTTTTAAGAAGTCTTCCAACAGAGGATATCAGATAGCTTCTGCAAATGTCAGATTCAATCTGATGATTATCCAAATCGTAATCAATTTCAACAGACGGTAATTCGGTAGGAGGAACCTGAGCAAGTTCCTCTGGTGAAGCACCCATCTCGACAGCTTGCATTAATGCTTCATCACTAGGAGGCTGTTGAATTGGTTCTGAATTAATTAGCAGTCTAATTTCTTCATGCTGTTTCTCAACATCAGCCTGACCTGGAACAACGAAGTCATCCAAGCCAATAGCTTCAGCAAGATTCTTAATATTCTCAGGTGAGGTAAGAGCCTCAAGAATCTTAGGATTCTGAGCTTCTAGTAACTTCATATAAGTATCTTTACGCTGTGACCAAGTAACTGGAAGATTCTCGTTTGCTTCGAGTTCTATTCTACCAATCTTACCTTCTAACTCAGCCATTCTAACAAATACATTAATGAAGTTACCCTTTTCGTCCTGTTCAACAGAACGCTCATCATCCTTCAATTCTTGGATATACATTGGAATAACTTTACCATAAATATCTTTCCACCACATTGTTAACATCTTCCAGACATTCTGTAATCTTTGCAATGCCTGAGCACGGCTCATACTATATTCAGATGCAGTTTTACTACCTTCAATCTGTCCACCAAATAGACTTGGTAGCGCGCCGGAGGCGGTCTGTCCGAGAGATTGAATTTGCTGGAAGAATGGTAGTACTTCCTGTGAGAGAGTGGCAGTCCTCGTCTCAAAGAACCCTTCACCAAGAGCTTTGCCAGTCTTAGCAACGGCAGGATATACACCACCTGGTAGTACTTCTGTTTGTCTATATAACTCAAAATTCAAAACGCCAGGATCAGCAAATGTCTGTGAAATACCATGTTCAATAGTCTGCAGTGCAAGACTAATAATATCACTTGTAATTTCCTGGACGTTAACTAGCAAAGAACCCATTGGACGTTTGTGAATATAGTCAGACATTGGATCTGACAAAATAGTCCAGCAATCATCTAGATT